TAAGAATCCAGTTAAAGTTGTTTTTTATGACAAGCATGTTGAGGAAATGTTTTTAGATTGCCCTTTTATTACTATTTCTAATTCAAGGGATGTTGCTGGCCACCAAGTATTGTTTTCCTCTGCTAATATAAATTATGTAATACCTGATTGGCACCACATATATAACTTGGCTTTAGCAAAACTCAAAATAAATAGAGAAAATTTAGTAATTCCCCATACATACGTTGATGAGTGCCCAGTACCTACTTGGGTTGATAAAGAATATGTCGTTGTTTTTCGAGGTATGATTAATGACAATTGGAGGCAGGCAAAAGATCCTGGGGACGAAACATACCGGAATATTTTGGGGGCAGTTTCGTCCAAATACCAGGTAGTTTTTCCTTGTTCTTCAGATGATTTTAAAAGATTTATTAACTATATGAAAGATTGGTTTCCGTCAAAAGTAGTAGTGGATAACATACGAGAATCATTAGGTCTTATTAAAGGAGCAAAATTTATTATTTCTAATGATACAGGTATGTACCACGCTTCCGCTGCCCTTAAAAAGCCTACTTTTGTTATATGGAAGGACACTAAGTTTATGAAGAATAAGGCACCGGGTGACACTTGTACTTATAGTTTTAAAGGTTCATGGGAAAAAGATTTTGATAAATGGATGACTCAACACAATTATTTAACAACTTGTTCTTAGTTAATGAACCTTCGATAGTAACTACAAAAAGTCAGGGAATGAATTGGCTAATAACATTGGACCCTAAGAGGATTACCACATTAGTAGAAAATAGGCTAAATAACAAAATGAATTTATATACAAAAATATACCCAGATCATGGAATAACTTTTGAATACTTAAATGACGATAATACCTATGGACCTTTAGGTAATTATAACGCTAACGTTCCAAAGTTTTTCTAATTAACCCTTTACATTTTATTTACTTTCAATTCAAATGCTCACGTTTGAATATGGTAATGTATTTACTGAAGTAAATGGGGATTATGTGGAACTTGGAACCGTCAGACAAATTCTAACGTTTGACGAAGAAAATCCTTCATTACTTTTCGAAAATCGTTTTTATTCTGGTTTATTAGACCATGTAACTTCCTTGCTTGACTCTATGGAGTTTGAGTATGAGGTTACAGGTAAACCTGAACCCCCAGAGGTTTCCTTAACAGCGATACCCTCCGATTTGCTAAGTGGGATAACTTTACGGGACTACCAAAAATCAACTTTAGAAAAGGCTTTTTATAATCGTAGAGGAATTATACATTTACCTTGTGGGTCTGGTAAAACGGTTTTAAGTGCGGCTATATCAAATACATGTAATGGAAGGTCTTTGCTGGTGGTACCTGGCGTTTCCTCTATGAGACAAACCAGGGCTAGGTATATGAGCTACGGTATAACTGACGTTGGTATATTAGGTGATGAAGACTCAGAACTTAATCATCAACATGTAATAGCAGTTATAAACTCTCTATATAGGGGTATACTGAAGAAAAATAAAGACATCCTATCATTATTAGATGAAATAGAGTGTATTATGTTTATGGAAGCCCACCATGTACCAAGTAAAATGTGGGCTACTGTTGGGGGTAGCTGTAATTCTGATCTACGGTTTGCTCTAACAGCGACTCCTTATTTTAAATATGATAATCCTACAACATTTAGAGATTTTCTATTAGTTGGGTTGACTGGAAAAGTAGTTTCTAGGATTCCAGATTACTTGCTAATGAATAAAGGTCATTTGGCAACCCCTAAAATTCATTTCCTTGATATCTATAACCCAAAAGTCGGAGGTAATAATTGGCAAATACTTAAAAATAAATGCATCAATGGTAATGCTTATAGAAATAATTGTATAAGTAATATAGCTACTTCACTAATCAATAAAAATCTTAATGTAATGACTTTAGTTAATGAGATTAGTCACGGTAGAGTTTTGTGTGAATTAATGTCTTCTACTGGGGTCCCAACTTATTTTTACCGGGGGGAATCGAATCTCATTACATTTGAGGATGGAGAAGAAAAAGATTCTTCCGTAGTCCCAATAGACGATTTTTTGAATATGCTGGCCGCCCTCCCCGTCTACAATGTCGTTGGGTCCCCCTCGATTCATGAGGACTCAGATTTCCCTTCTGTAGATGTATTGCTGGTCGCCAGTGCGGGTAGGGCTTATAAAAGGGTTATACAGCGTGCTGGTAGGGTCCTTAGATCTAAAACAGGATTAAATATAGCCCACATTATTGATTTTAGTGACTACACGAGTTTTATATTACAAAATCAATCAAATGAACGTAGGGATTTTTACCGTAGTAGATATTCTAAAGCTGATAATTATGAATATTTTGAGTATAGAAAAGTTGATGAGTTGATTAATAAGGTTATTGAGTACTATGTTTAATATTTAGGATAAATATATAATATGAGTAATAAAACTTATCCATACGATAGTAGGTTTCAAAGTATTGTTCTCTCTTTATGTTTAAGAGAGCCTACATTTCTACCTTCTTACAACGCTATAATACAGAGCGAGTATTTTGATAGTGAAATACATTCAATACTTATTAGGTTGATATTAGAACATTTTGATTCTTCCTACACTATACCAACTCATCATGATATAGAATTGATGATAGCTGACTATTGTCGGGAACAAAAATTAGATAATAAACTTAGAGAAGTTTTATTAACTACCTTAGGGGATGCATATAAAGTAGACCCTTCAGATGCTAAGACTGTTCAAGATAAAGTAGTAGAATTTGGGAAAGCAAAACTGATAGAAAAAATAGCTTTTGAAGCTGCTAACATGGTTAGTAAGAATGTCCCTTCTGACCATGTTTGGGAGATGATAGACAAGTACCGTAATACCGGTGTAGCCTCTGCTGATACAGGAATTAACATAGGAGAAAAGTTTCTTGACGCGGCTGTAATTTGCGGGCAAGATGGGATGTTTAGTCAGAGTATGAAGATAATGACTGGCATCCCAACTTTAGACCAAATATTCAATGGTGGGTTAGGGAAAAAAGAATTAGGTATTGTTCTTGGTTATACAGGGCTTGGTAAGAGCCTTTGTTTGGTGAACTTAGGTGCTGCGGCAGTTATCCAACGTTTACCGGTTGTTCATTTATCTATTGGTGAGTTGGAAGAATCAGATTTGTTGGCCCGGTACACTTCGAGATGGACAGGCTTTTCTATCCATGAAATAGTTAGTGGTGTGGTAGAGGACGATTTTAACCAAAAAGCTAAAGAGTTTTATGAAGTTTTTCATCCACAACTTATAGCTAAATATTTTCCTCCTTATACCAGTATTGGGGCGGTGCGTAATTTCCTTTCTGTAGTTAAATATAGACTTGGAGTTAGTCCAGAATTAGTTATCATAGACAACGCAGATGATTTGTCACCGGGGTATAAACGTAAGGGGGAAACTTATGATGAACTTGGTGATGTGTACATAGGATTAAAATCTATAGCTCATGATTTTAACGTTGCTATGTGGGCCGATAGTCAAACTAATCGTTCTGGCCTCTCTCGTGAGGTAGCTAACTTAGATGTTATGTCAGATTCGTTTAAAAAGGCTAGGAAGGCAGACGTCATTATTTCCATAAACCAAAATGAAGATGACAGAAAAAATAATGAGATGAGAATTTTTATAGCAAAATCAAGGAGATATGGTCATACTTCGCAAGTTATAACCTGTAAGTTAGAGCCTGAGAAAATGAAGCTTACAGAAAAGACATGATGCTAATTAGTGAAATAGTTAGTAAGCTTGGTCTTGATGAACGAGACGGGGTTTTGTCTAGGGATGGGTCAGAGATAAATTTCTGTTGCCCATTTTGTGTTACCCGTGGGGAGCCAACTCCTGATAGAAAATACAGATTTAGTATACACATAAAGAATGATAATAAATTTGGTTTATACAACTGTTTTCGCTGTGAAAAACGTGGTAGGATAACATTAGACTCTAAGTTTATTGGTAAGGTTAATTATAATTCATTACTGAAAAAATTAGAGTCTAAAGAAAGCCCGGTCAGACTTCCCGCTGGGTTTTTACCATTAGTCACCGGTATGAAAGCTTACGATTATTTGACTTCTAGAGGTCTTTCACCAGATGATATAATTTATTACGGTATAGGAATATGGAACGGAAGAATTTTATTCCCTGATTACTTAGGTGGTAGGCTTGTATACTGGGTGGCTAGGATTTACGATCAGCAAGACAACAAAATGAGAATGAAGTATTATAATTGTCCTGGGGCAAAACGATCTGGGCAATTGTACAATTTAGGGCGTTTTTTATTGGGGGGTTCTAGATCAATTGTAATAACGGAGGGGCCGATATCAGCTATAATGGCTGGTAGGGATGCCATAGCTACTTATGGGAAAGAGTTTACACGCAATCAGGTAGACTTACTTAGGTCATTAGAGTTAGAAACTATTTACATAGCTTTAGACCCCGACGCTAAACCTTCAGGGTTAAAATTAGCTAAGTCCCTGTCTTGTGTGTTTAAAGATATTCGGCTTATAAACATGCCTGATAATGAAGACCCTGCTTCCTTAGGGAGGAGGAAATTTTTATCCTTTAAAGAGTCGGCTGTCCCTTATAGTGATTATGATAAGGTTGGGCACCTAGAATTTTTGTACGGGTAGGGGTGAATTTTCGTTTCCCCCCGCCGTCAAACTACGAAAGGTCAGAGGAAAGTGTATCATTCCTGGTTAAAGTAAGCACTTGTTTTTATAATGATTTAAGGAGGTTTGGAATGAGTGAAAGTAAGATTGAGTATGAGATTGCCCTGGATATTGAAACTGTCCCCAGATTAGAAGTAATGGAGAAACCATTAGATTTTTTTAAGGGTAGGGATAGAAAAATAGTAGAGGAAAATTCTTGGTACTTGGAAAAAGGAAATTACGATATTAAAGATGAGGAAGTTAAGACAGTTATATTAAAGTATAAAAAGTTTTTAGATGAACTTGGGTTGTCACCATTGACCGGTAAAATAGTCTGTATTTGTTATATTTTAAGAGACCTGCAAACTGGGGCTTACGGGGAATTCAGTGAGTGTGGTGATGATGAAGGGTTTATACTAAAAACGTTTTGGAAAAAGATAGGAAAAACTACTTTATTAAATTCAAGAAGTAGGGTGAGACTCATAACTTTTAATGGTAAGGATTTTGATATGCCTTATATTTATCGTCGTAGTGAAATCCTGGGAATAGAACCTTCTAGACCTTTACCAAACAATAATTACAATGACCAGATAGCGTTTAGTTCTGGGCATCATCTAGATATTAGTAAAGAGTTTGGTAGATCTGGGTCTTTAGATGTTTGGGCAAAAGTTTTTGGCTTACCAGGAAAAACTAGCGAAGGCTCAGAAGTTAAGGATATGTTTTATAGTGGCGAATATAACAAAATAAAAGAATATTGTCTTAACGATTGTAAAATAACTTTAGCTTTATATGATAAGATTATTAATTCTTTCATGAAACGTAATTTTTGGCCATGATTAGTGAAATCACACAAGACGAGTTTATTAGAAAACTAAAAGCTCGTGGTTGGCTAGACGAGGAGATTGGTAGGGCCTGGGTTTCTCGCTCTCGGTGTACCCTATGTCAGTTGTCAAAAAAAGTAGATACTGGCTTTATAAAAGTACCAAGTCGTGGTTCTATTAACGCTGACATATTAGTGGTTGGAGAGTCCCCTGGGTATGAAGAGAGTAAACGTGGTTTGTCTTTCGTTGGACCCGCTGCTCAACATGGGGAAGACATCCTAAAGAATATTGGAATTCCCCCGGAGAAGGTTAGGTACGCAAATACAGTAAAGTGTTTTTCTAGTGTACCGGGTGATAGGCACCCCGCACCAACTAAACCTAGTGTCGATATCGAGACCGCGTGTTGCATTGATTATTTATGGGATGAGATAGAAAAACTGCAACCACGAGTAATTGTGGCTCTTGGTGCTCATGCTGCTGAGGCGCTATTGAGACAAGAGATAAAGTCGATTACAGCGGTTTCCGGCTCCGTACATATGGTATCCATAAGGGGTAAGGACTATCCTGTTGTATTATCCCCTCATTTTTCCGCAGATATTAGGTCTGGCGGTAGGTACCTGGGGCAAATTACTAAAGCTTTTTCTATTGCTAATGATATTATAGATGATAGTGAAATACCAGTAACATGCAAAATACTTAACTCAACGGAAGAGGCAATATCATTTTTAGACGAACTTATAGAAAGATATGAAGCTGGTGAATTTGAAGCAGTAGCTTATGATTTAGAATGGGATACGTTGGTAAGTGGTATAACAAGAGATGAAGCATCAAAACTTTCTGGGTTGGATTTGTATAACCCAGATAGGAAAGTTGTAGCTGCGTCGTTCGCTACTTCATCGTCTGAGGGGGTGTGTATTCCTTTGTACGGGGAAGGATCAAAAACAAACCCTGAAGAAGTTCAGCCTGCTATTGCTCGTGCTTTGTCAAAGATACCCATTATCTGCCATAACTATTCAAAAGCAGAGGGTCCTTGGTCTTTGAGGAAATTTGGTATAAAGCCAATTCTATACGCCGACACAATGCTTATGTCTTATACCCTACATATGAAAACCTGTGTTCATGGGTTAAAACCGTTAGCCAGTAGATTCCTTGGATGGAGAGACTGGAGTAGGGAAGTAGACAAGTACATTGATACTTTACCGGTAGGAAGTCAGTCCTACAAAAATATCCCGGTTGATATACTTGGAAAATATTCTGCTATAGACCCTGCTGCTACTTACGGACTATACAAAGTACTAAATGAGAAAGTAATAGAAGAAGGGTTACAAAATATAGCCGAAATGTTAAGAAAAGCAGCCGAGGATTTTCTTGATATCGAACAAAGAGGGGCTTTTATAGATCTAGATTATTTAAATAGGCTCAAAGAGATCTATCCTGTGGAAGAACAAAGAGCGTATGAAACATTATTGAACTTACCAGAAGTCAAAGAATATGAACAGGAAACCGGTAAGGAATTTTCACCTGGGTCACCGGAACAAGTAGGGGATGTATTATATGGTAAGTTGAAGGCTGAGATTCGGATTCCCACTGATAATGATGAAGTTGCAGAAAGAATGACCCCTAGAATGTTCCCTTGCGCTTTGGTCCCTGGTGATGAAAAGTTTCCTATTGATGTGGATATTGATAAAGAAACTTTTCCCAAAACTTTGTGGGCTGAGTCAAAGACAGGTGAAAGAGCGGAACGGTTGAAAGTTAAAGAGTATAATGGTGATTATGTAACCCTTCGTAAACCTATTAAGTATCCTCATAAAGCCCCTTTAGTTTTGAGACTTGGGAGTCCAACAACTAATGAAGAAACCATATTAAGTTTGATTGGTAATTTACCTAAAGACGGGACTAGACAAAATTTAAGAGAGTTTTTATTGTCTTTTAGAAAATACAAAAAAATTTCTAAAATGTTGAATTCTTATGTTAATTCAATTCCAGATTATTTAGTTCCTACAACCAATCAGATTGTATTTAATTACTTAATTCACGGGACAGACACGGGGAGAATGTCAACAAAGGACTTCAGTTTACAGACATTACCAAAGAAGTCAGACATTCGTAGATTGTTCATATCAAAATGGCATAATGAGGGTGGAGTAATCCTTAGTATGGACCACTCGCAGTTGGAAATGAGACTTGCTGCGGCGGTTGCGAATGATGATGAATTAAGGAAAGCTTATTTGACTTGTGTTAAATGTGATAGGGTTGCAGACGTTTCTGAGTTTGGCGTATGTAAGTATTGCGGGGAAGACCTTGGACAGGACCTTCATACATACACCGCTTCTTTGGTTTGTGGGGTAAAACCAAGCGAAGTTACTAGCGCACAGAGGAGTTTTGCCAAGACAGTCAATTTCGGTGTTTTATATGGAAGGGGGCCAAAAGCCTTATCTGCCGCTACAGGAATGTCGATCAGAGAATCGGTTAAGTTTATAAAAACGTATTTCGAAAAATTTCGTGGGTTAAAATCTTACATTGAAGATAAGCACCTTGAATTTGAGGCTCGTGGGTACGTCTATTCTCCTGTGGGAAGAAAATTACCCCTAGAAGGTTGGCAGTCCATTAGCGATTTTATGGTGGCTAGGGGAAAGAGGGAAGCCCAAAACTATGGAATTCAAAGTGCGGGTTCTGATATAACCCTGATCGGCTTGGGAATGGTAAAACAGGAGCTTCTTAACGAGGGACTAAGGTCTGTACCATGGGAATTTACTCATGATTCTATTGAATATGATGTATACCCAGGCGAGATTTTCGACACCCTGAGAATTGCTACTGAGTGCATGACCGTAAAAACCATGAATAAATGCCCCTGGATTACCGTCCCATTAGTAACCTCGAAAGAAATTGGTGCCCGATGGGATGGAACAGTAGACGTTAAAGGAATAGACTATAATAAGAGAGAGCTAACTGTTTCAGGAAAGAAAGTATTTTTTGAGGAAACTATAAATCAATTAAAAAAATCCAATTCTGTTTCATACACAATATTAAAAGAGTGGGAAAAAGAGGAAGATACAGAATTGGTGGCCAAAGTTGGATATACAGTTTTCGACGGAGGCTCACTATATGTTGAGGCAATCATTAAATTTGATTAAAAGGAGGACAGAAAATGAAGCCTAGACAAGTTCAAGTGACCCTGAATTTAGTGACAGATGAACCAATCAAGGATCTAAGAAATCATGATTGGTGGCATATCGCCCTTAACCCGGAGTCTTTAGCGGCGGTAGAAGAGATTGTTGTTGAAAGTGTAGACGCAAATGTAGTAAAAAAGTAAAGGAGGACAGAAAAATGTCAAGTAAGAGAATTAGTACAGTAGAGTCAGGTGATGCGGTTCGGTTGTTGAGTGGCCCAGTAAGGTACCAGGGTAGGGTAGGGCTAGTTGTTGATAAGAATCGGAGAGGAAAGAAGACTTTTTATGGGTTGTCATTTTTCCCTCGTAGAGCTACCCCTCTTTACACAACCAGAAGCAATATCGTTCCGGTTGAGTAAGGTTTTTGTATTATGATATCCTCGAAAGGCGAGAAATTAAAACTACAGATATCTGAGTTTAAAAAACTCTTAAATTCTCCGGGTTTACAGAATTCTATCGTTAGTAGTGACCTTTCTCGCCTTGAGGATATTATAACAAGTATCTCTGTATCAAGAGATAACTTAGATGAAAGAATAGATATACATCAGGAGCTTGAACTTGACTTAGCCTGGTACGTAGGAAAATTTGAAGAAGAAAAAGAGATAGCTCAGTTGGACTTAGAGGCTTATTTTGGTCAGAAAGCAGAAGAATTTAAAGATTTAAAAAAGCCTCAGTGGGTATCCGAACATCTAGTAAAGTCAGACCAAAAATATGCAGATTTATACAAAAAATATCTAGCTGCCAATAGAATGTTTAGAACTATTGAGTTATTACATGGATCGCTTAGACGAAGAGAATCAATGATTAACAATATGTGTAAACGAGAAAAAATGGCAGAGAAGGTTTAATTAAGGAGTGAGTAAAATGGCATTAAATATGGAAGAAATGGCGAACGAGTATAATAAAATCCAGAGTCGTGGAAAAGGAAAATTTGAAAAGACTGAGCTTAGTTGGTTTAAGTTCGAAAGAGGGGACGGGGTAAAGAACGTATTTCGGGTTTGTCCCCCCGGCCCAGATGATACCACTTTTGTTGTTCCTCGTGGTAAAATTGCTATGCCGGTTGTTAAGCATCTAAATCTTCCTGGAATGAAAGAAAGTGTCAGGTGTTTGAGTAGTACCTATCCTGATAAGGGGGTTCAGTGCCCGGTATGCGAAGCTATCCATGAAATGTATAGGTGGTTCAAGGCTGCTGGGGTTGACCAAAAAGTACAAAAACAATTGTTAGGTCAACATAGATATTATATGAGAGCCTTTACCAATGTAATTGATAGAAATGAAACTAATTACATTGATATGGAAACTGGTAATAAAATACAGGTAAGAACTAAGGAAGATAGGGAAGGTAAAAAGCTGGCCCCAATGGTTAAGTTGATTGCTTTACCAAAGTCTGTTTTTGACTGGTTGGTGGAACAAGTTAATTTAAAAGATGGCGATGAATATATGTGGGGGGATATTACTGACCCGAAGACTGGCCATGACTTAGTAGTGAGTGTAAACGGAGAGGGTATTGGAACTAGCTATACCCCGACGATAAATCCCAAAGCTCGCCCAATTGAAGGGACGCCAACTGATCCTGAAGTTAGAGACTATGTACTAAAGCATATGTATGACATAGGTAAAATTTGGCAGTTCCCGACTGGGGCATCTTATGATATGATTGTAGGGGTTGGGGCAAAGCTTCTGTCCATGATTGGTGCTTCTAGTAACAAGCTAGAGGAAGCTGTTGCTGACTCAAAAGGAGTCCCAAGCAGGGAAACCTCTGTATATGGAACTAATGTAAGCACAGATGAAGACGGGAAGCCAACTTGTTTCGGTCATCACTTAGACACCGCAGATGGCAATTCTCCTTTTATTAAATGTACTAGAACCTGTGCATTTGAGGGTGAGTGTGTTGATGAAACAACTGCTTCTGTAGAAGACTGTAAAAAGGTACATGGGATTACCCAATAATAGATGTCAAATCTATTAATCATAGATGGTAATCAAGTATTACATAGAGCATGTAGATCTTCCTCCGCTCTTACTACTTCTGTGGGGTTGAGGACTGGTGGTGTGTATGGAGTACTACAAACGATTAGAGATGCGCTTGTTCTGGATAACTGCTTCTATCCTTACAATAAAGCGATCATCGTTTGGGACGGGGGAAGATCCACTCGTAGGCAAGACATTTTAAGTACATATAAACACGGTAGATCTTTAGGGAAAACAGATAAAGAAGCCAAAGAGTACTTAAATTTTTTTGTGTCCCAGCGTGAAATACTTGAAGATATTTCGCCTTATTTAAATTTAGGGCAAATTAGACTGTTTGGTAGAGAAGCAGATGATGTGATATGTAAAATCTCTTACTCCTGGGTTGGTGAATCTTCTAATACGGTTGTTATAGTGTCGGAGGATCAAGATTTTTATCAGTTAGTATCTGATAGTGTTTCTATATACCACCCAGGAAAAAAGATAACTGTAGATTGTGAAAATTTTGAATCTATCGTTGGGGTTCCAATGGATGGCTTTCTTTTATTTAAGGCTATTTGTGGGGACTCCGGTGACAATATACCGGGGGTTCATGGTACTGGCCCTGTTACGGCAGCTAAGATAATAAAATCTTACGAAGATGATTTGGCTGAATGGTGCTCTAATCAAATTGACCGGAAGATAAAGGCTGTAGCAGAAAATATAAGTATCGTTAACAGAAATTTAGAACTAATGGATCTTTATGAGGAAGCATTCATTGAGTCTGAAGAGGAAAAGATTAAAGAGCTTCTTTGTAGTAGAGAAAGAAATGATTTAGATTTATGTGTACCAAAATTTATGGGGTTTGAATTTAAGAGTATTACGAAAAATTTTTCTATTTGGAGTTTGCCGTTTAGAAGGTTATATAGGTAATATCGGGAGGTAAAATTGAAAAAAAGCAGTGAGATAGCAGAAATGACAATTCCCGATCTTGTAAAAGTTACTGTTGATGAGTTGAATGATGGTGCTAAAGAAAAAATAGCTGCCATAGCTTCAGAAGGTATGGGGTCTGACGTAAAGAGATTTATTCCTTCTGGATCTTTTTTGCTTGATTTGGTTTTAAGAGGGGGAATACCTTTAGGACGTTGTGTGGAAATATATGGTAGACCTGGCGTAGGTAAAACTACGTTGGCTACTCATATAATGATTAATTGTCAGAAGATGGGGGGCGTAGTCATATTCATAGATTCAGAATCAAAATTTGCCCGTGAGAGAGCACAGCGAATGGGGCTTGCTACTAGTTCAATGATAGATCTGAAGGTTCCTTCTATAGAGAGGGGATTTGAATATATGACTAAGACTATTGAATGTGTGAGAAACAAAACCGGGGTCTCAAAAAAGTCTTCTATCATGGAAGATATCCCAGTGGTGCTTGTTTGGGATACATTGGCTTCCGCTCCATCTCAGTCGTTTGTAGATCTTAAAGAGGGGGAGTCCGATGCAATGGGTTCTAGGAATAGAGCTATTAATGCTCAAATGAGGAAGTTTGTAAATTTATTATCTACTTATCAAGCCACCTGTATATTCCTGAATCAAGTTATTACCAATATTGGGAAAATGGGAGCACCAGAAGATTCTCCTGGTGGGTGGGGGATAAAACATTTTTCAAGTGTTAGAATAAAGATGTTTAACATGGGGGCTATAAAAACCAGCACCATGTTTGGTGTATGCAGTGGAGCGGACGTAATTAAAAATGGTGTTGATGGGCCAGTAGCTGGAACAAATAAAGTACCCTTAGTGATAACAGAGGATTTTGGAGTTAACGATATTTACTCTACCATTTCCTTCTTAATTGACAAAAAGGCCGACAAAGATATAATTCAAGAGAGAGCTTGGATTAAAATAAATCATGGTGAAGATGTTTATACTTGTCACCCTAATGATGTTTCTTCAGTAGTAATCGAAAATAATTTAGTTGACTGGGTAAAAGAGAAAGCGGCCCGATTTATTCTACGAGAAGGGAAATACGGGTATGATCTTTGGGACTCTTTGAGAAACAAAGAAAAAGCAGTGGATGTTCAATAGAATTATAAATGTTTGGGTGCTCTGCGTTAGGGTCGCTACCTAACGAAAAGTGGGCTGGGAGCTGACGCCAGTCAATCACGAATCCTGTGGTTGAGGCACTAAAGGCCAAAGGGCTAGCCTTGGCTGGGGTGTTCACGAAACGGGCTGATGCACCTAAGCAACACAATTTAACAATTCAAAGGAGAAAATAATGTCTTTTATAACAAAGGAAGAATTAAAAAAAATAAGCGGGGATTTAGATGTTACCCTTAACTTAAAACCCACCTGCTTGCGGTTACTACGTTGTTACGAGGGAGTTTATAAATCTCTTGAAAATTTAACAAAAGTAGCTTTTGTCAATGAGGAAAATAAGTCAATTCTCAAAGCTGCCTGTGAAATCGTTGGGGTGGAATTTAAAAATATCAAAGCTAAAGAAGTGGAAGCCCAGGATGAAATAGTTGTAAAAGAAAAATCAAAAAAGAAGCCTAGTAAGAAATAATTACCCCAACAATGTCTAGAAAAATTAAGAAAATTAGACTAAAAGGGTTCCAATCGCATAAAAATACTGAATTAGAGTTACATCCTGGGGTAAATATTATTGTCGGGGAACCTGATAGTGGTAAGTCTGCCTTATTTAGAAGCCTATACTGGTTAAATTTTAACCGACCCTTAGGAGATGCTTATGTAGATCGTAAGGCTAATGAATGTTTTGTAGAAGTTGTTACTGATGATGGTAATTCTATAAGTAGGTCTAAAGTACCTTCAAGTAACTATAAAATTAATGGGCAAAACTATTCGTTTGTTGGTAGTAGTGTCCCAACAGAGTTAAAAGGAGCACTAAATCTTGATGAGTTAAATTTCCAATCTCAATTAAAAGACCAGTATTTTTTAGTCCTTGACTCCCCCGGACAGGTTTCTAGGACTATAAGTGATTTATTAGGATTTAGTGTAATAGATGGAGCTGTGGCTAGCTGTAAAAATAAACTCACTGGTTTATCAACAACTATAAATGAAAAAACTTTAGAAGCCAAAAGAGTTGGAAAAGTAATAGAAGACACTGATACTATACATGATATTGAAAGGAGTATTCATTTAATAGAAGAGGAAGGTGAAAGACTTGAACGATGTATAGAGGAAGTTGAGGGTATTAGGAAACTAATAACATCAATAACCAATGAACAAGAATTTTGTTCTAATAGCAGCCTTCTTAACGATATTAACGTTTTGGAGGCTGACCTTTTATTAAACAAAGGGATGGAACTTTCTACTTCGTTAATACATATAAAATCACTAATTAATGAAGCTGAGGATTATAGTAAAAAAGTTAAGGAAGAAAAAATTTTATTGCTAGAATATGAAAATAAGGTAAAGATAGAGGAACTTAAATTAATTTGTAATAATTTAAAAAATCTCTGTAGTGAGGTAGAAAAATCAAAGAATCAAATAAATACTTTGTCAGTAGAAATAAAAAAGGTTGGAGTTAAAATAGAAGAAAAATCTAACGAATATGTAGAAACATTAAATAGACTTAAAATATGCCCTTATTGCTTTTCCTCTGTAAACAGGCAATCTGTTGAACGGGCTTTGGGGTACTAATGAAAGAATTTATTTTACTTGGGGACGTCCATTTAAGGTTGTCCAACCCTATTTCAAGAATTGACTCTTTCCCGTTAACGCAGCAAAAGAAATTGGAGAAAGTGTTTTCTATTGCTGACGAGATTGGGGCTGACATAATTTGTACGGGTGACCTTTTTGACAGACCTGACCCATCTTATTCTTTATTATTTAAGTATTTATCATTATTTAAGTCCTTCAAAGGGAAGTTTTATGTTGTTCCCGGAAATCACGATATCTACGGGGCTAACCTAACTACTTTAAGTAGATCTGCTTTAGGGGTTTTTGCCGCTTCTGGGGCTGTGGAAATATTAAGTCACTACCCAACAACCCTTGATGGGGTTAATATTTGCGGCACTTCCTATATGCATGAAGGCAAAGCAGAGAGGGTGCCGGGAAAACACAATATTTTAGTAATCCACGATATGATATTAAATAAAAAAGAATGGAAAGAACAAGAAAATTTCATATATGCTGACGAATATTTGAATAATAATTCTGGGTGGGACACTATAGTTTGTGGGCACTATCATTACCGGTTTTCCGTTTCCGATAAGGACAGAATAATAGTAAATCCAGGGGCTATGGTTAGAGTTAAAGCTACTATTGGTGATATGTCGCTAGAACCGGGAGTTTACCATTATGACCGTCATGATTTAAAATTGATCAGCCTAAATGCTGCCCCATCCAGCAATGTATTTTTTCCCAAGTTTAAAGGAGTGGACAATCAACAAAATGGAAATCAAGAAATGTTGTCGGCGTTTGTGGAGTCGTTATTATCTAATAAAGAACAGCCTATTAGTAACCTAAGCTCAATAATAATGGAACAACTAAATAAGGTTGGATGTAGTCAGGATGTGTGTGATTTAGTTAAGGAACTAGTAGCAAAGTCGGAAGAGGAAAAAAACAAAGTAAGGAATAAGGAATAATATATGATAGATTTAGAAGCACAAAGAAAAGCCCTGGAAGAGTTAAGAAAGAGAAAGGAAACCTTAGAAAAAGAAGTGGTAAAGCATGAAGCCTTACTAAATTCTTTATTGCAAAGGCTACGAAGCGAGCATAATATAGAATCTTTAGTTGGGGGAAAAGAAAAAATAGATGCTTTGGAAAAGGAAATTGAAAGGATTCAAAAGTCCTTATCAGGGCAATTAAGAGAGGCAACTACTAAACTTAGTGAAATAGAGACACTATTAAAGAAGTGATTATGTTAAAAGAAGTGCAACAATTAAGAAAGAGATTAGATGCTTCTTTAGTTATAAGATCTGAAATTATTAAGGGTCTTATGAGTATGAAAAGAGAAGTTGAAAACTGCAAAAAGGATTTCGAAAAATACTCCCAAGCATCTAAGATCCTAATGAACATAGGTAAAGCATATAGAGAGATATCAATGGGGACCTTAGAATCACTAGTTACTAGTTCTTTGCAAGGGGTTTTTGACCATGATTATGGATTCAAGGTCAACATAGAAGACAAAAGAGGTCAGGTGGAGATAAACTTCCTGGTTAACGATGGGGACCTGACTTTAGACCCCCAGTATTGCACCGGAGGGGGCCTTGTGGACATTATTTCTATATCATTGAGGCTTGCCCTTTGGAAACTCAAACAAAGGCTTACAGACGCTATTATCGTGCTTGACGAACCTTTCAGGATGGTTGGGGAGACCCGAATACACAATGCTGCTTCTCTTATAAAAGAACTCAGCACCAAGTTAGGAATACAGTTTATTATTATAACTCATTCAGAGGGTCTTTCTTGCATGGCTGATAAAACATTTAAGTTTATAAAAGAAGATGGGTTTACTAACGTTGAGGTTATAGAAAGGTAATTACATGAATGCTTTTGACTCTGCTCTTAGTGTGGCTAAAGGTTTTGAACTCGAAGATATTATAAAAAGATATAAGTTTTCTAGCGACATAGAAGAAGCTGTGTTCAACTTATTAAATAATAATGACCCAACTAATAGAGAATTTACCTTTTCTTTTATTAGTTTTTTAAAAGACTACAGGACTGGTATGGGGGGTAGATTATACTCAGAAGTACGTAAATTCTTTGATGAAATAGGATTTCCTCTAAATAATAGTAAAAGAAAACAAAAAACCCGCGAAAAAAAGCAGTTTAGTAAGTCTAATGTAATAGAGGAAGCTTATACTTATGAGGGTAAAGGGGCTTTAGAGGGGTATAAGTCAGTTGAGGAGGTCCTAAATAGTTTACTTTCTGCTGGATATTCTAATATAAATGAAGAAATAATTACTGAACAATTGAACAAATTCAAAAATAAAGTGTCTAAACATAGAACTATCGTAGTTGAAGAATATGAAGGTAAATATAGAATTAGAAGGACAAAACTCTGGTACGAGAGGCAAAATTTACCTATCCCTGTAAATGCGGCAGAAATCCCTAAACCCAAGAAAAAATGAGGCATTATATCTACAAAATAAACGGTCTTTTACCATTAGATATTAATCATTGCTATGGATATAACAGGCGAGCGCACAGGAGATTTATTTATCCAAGTGCCAGAGAATATAAAGATAATCTAAAGGATAGGTTTAAATTATTAGATAATAAAAGAAAACCCCCCAAGTTTGACTTACATTCCGTTGCTATATGGATTTTTATCCCCCCTAAATTATTCTTTTTAAAAGACGGTAAAAGAATTAGAAATGCCAACGACTCCTCTAATTTCATAAAACTGATAGAAGATGCTTATTTTGAATATTTGGGAACCCATGACGCTGGGGACCTGTTTATTTCATCTTCAAAAAGGGTTTCACCAGATGAAGAGTGGCATATTATTATTTCCGTTACTGAAGGAATTATAAATAAGGATGTTATCCATGTATTAAATCCAGGAAATAATATAAATAGTCCCAAAATTAAACTAATTATCGGGGATAATAACTATGGAAGTAAAGAGACCTTGCAGAGTGAAAATAGGTCCCCATATATGGAAGATCAAATGGGTGGCACGGGAATTTGACGATGAGGGGTCATTAGGAGATTGTGAGCATGAAGTTTTGACCATAAGAGTTAGAAAAACTTTACCAAGTAGTCTTATGGCTCAAACACTGTATCATGAGATACTACATGCCTGTTACCCTATCATGGACCATAAGGATGTGTTAGATAAGATAAGAGAAGAAGAAGATGTAGTTGAACATTTATCAATAATGATGTGTTGTGTATGGGTTGATAATCCAAATGTTATTAAATGGATTGCTAGTAATTTGGGTGTTAATATATGAGTGAAAAAATTGATAATTTTTTGGCTGTTGTTGATGATAAAGTTGACCACCCCTCTCATTACACCAAAGGCAAATTTGAAGTTATTGACATAATTGATGACTGGGGATTTGACAAAGATTATTATCTTGCCAACTCGGTAAAGTATATAGGACGAGCTTACCATAAAGGTAAGTTTTTGTCTGATCTTAAAAAAGCCGTATGGTATTTAGAAAGAAGGATTGCTAGAGAAGTTAGAAGTTTAGAAGAAAACGACCCAGCGGCTAAAGATAGAAATACCATCTAAGTAACGAATTTTATTTATATTTTATATAATTATTCACTTAAGTTAGAATAGTTATTTTAATTTAACGGGAGAAACAAATGTCAGATATTTTCATAAAAGGTCAAATTCCATTGGTCGGTAGTTTTCTTGGTGGGGTTTCACCCAGATCAACAGGGCCAGTAACTGAAGCCAACCCGCTTCAAGTTGGAGAAATAATAAAAACAACTTTAGGGGAACGGGGTAAGGTTACTTTTGTTTCAGGAACCAGGGCTACCATACAGCTTGAATATAGTCAAAATACTTTTAGTGTTCAGTCTTCTGGGACCAGTGGGACAGATTTTAGTTTGTGGTACTAATTCGGGGGTTAACATGAGTGAGGATAAAGGAATTGTTGAAATAAAAGATGAGACTGGCTCAACTGCCGGTTTCAGGTGTTCTGTGTGTGGTAGATTTTTTGGTTTATATGAACAGGCTCAAGCTCTTAAATGTTTGGAAAATCATAGAAATTTACTAACTGAAGATATGTAAGTTATGCCGAAACTCAAGCATAAACTTTCCTTGGGAGAAGAAAGGAAAGAAACTTTAGTAAAAGGTGACTTAAATAAGCTGTGCAAAGAAAAGTTTGACCGGAACATAGCCTATAAAGCATATAAAAAATGGCTTAAGACTCATCGGAAAGACGATTTTACTTATGCTTTATATAAAACCCTTCCAGCCATTGGGTTTACTATAAGGTTATTTTTCTCCGACGAGTCTAAACGATGTGAAGACGACGAGCTTATTGCTGAAAGTTCTATGTTAGTATACGAAAGACTACGTAGAAAAATGTTCCTTGGGCAAAATGCAATGACCTACCAAGCGTATTTTGTTACTTCAATAAAGGGAACCATGCTTAAAGCTATACGTAATTCAGCCCGTGGAGTTTTTGAGTGTAGATGGTGGGACACCCTACCTCCTATAGGAAGAGTGGCAAATGAACGAGATGTAGAAGCTAAACTGTTCCTCAGCGAACTACCAAAAGCTATGATAGAACATATATGTAAAGAAAATAGATTTAAAAGTGATAAAGAAAGTAGAGCTATAAAACATGTGGCAAAGAGGCTTGTTGGTGGACGTAGAGTAGTACCGAAATTAATAACTGAGTATTACGGAATTGAAGATCCAACTTATTTAATAGACTATACTTTAATTAAATTAAGACAATATCTATATAACTCAAGGTTGGATTTGGATGATTTATATAATGGTCATGAGTATTATGACATTGGCTATTATAACTATGAAGAAGGTTTGGAGGCAGAGACCTCTATGATGGATGAATTATGGAATTGAATATAGTAGGTCCTGAGACTAAAGATTATCTAGAAGTGTTTCAAGTTTTATTTGTTGATAAAGTTAGTGATACTGTATTACCAGAACTACTTGATATCTTCGGCCATGATGCTTTATTAAAATTTTTGGATATATTTTGTGGTACCACTATAAAAATACCTGATCGTGATGTACTAAAGACGGTGTTGAGAAATACTGAAATTTATACAAGTATGAAACGTGGTAATACGGATATTAAATATTTAGCTAGAAAGCATAATATAAATGAACATACCATTAGAGAAATATATTCTCAGGTAAAAGAGACACTAAGTAAATATGGAAAAAAGATTGTTGGATAGGATGGAAAGTGAAAATGTAGATATTCCAACTACATTTGATGTGCCTGAAGACCAACCTGTAGGGGACTTACCAACCCCAGAACTTCCTATCAGTTCTTGGTTGAATACTGAAGAAGACGACAGGGCTAGAACAAGACAGCTTGCAGACTGGATAAGTAAGGACCCAGGACTACAAAGCACTGTGGATAAGGTAGCCCAAGAAGTTCTTAATGATTATAAAAATCAGTTGGGTGCTTATTTAGTTGCTTTGGCCAGGAGGAGGGTTCACCGAATACAACGTCTAATGGCGGCTATGGAGTTAGTAGAGGAACAATTAATATTACCTTCTAGGATAAATAATGCTTCTTATTCGGAACTAGTAAAATTAATGAATAATTATCGCCAACAGATTAATGACGCAGTTAGTTTAATAAACGAGGTTGTTCACGGTCAAAAAGTTACTTTACACCTCGAAGATAATAGTATAACAAACGTATTAAACGCGATAAAAAATGATAGCGGAAAGGATATTGATTTAGACAGTACTGCGGTTAGAACTAGAATTAGACAAATATTTGATAATTTTAAAAAGGAGGCTGTCACGATAGACAGTAATATCATTGATGTCGAAAACGAGCCCACCAAGTAATAATTTAATACTTCCTAAAAAAGATATCCTGCCTTTAGATTTAGGGGAAGAAGATACTAAGTTCTTGTTCAAGCTCTTAGAAGAGTTTGCACACGGGGACAGAACCTTCTTTGATACCCTAACCGAAAATCAAAAAAACGGCCTAATTCACATATTTCGTGAATTAGCTGACTCCGGTCAGTCCAATTTATTAGACTTAATATGGGAATTGGATTATGAGGAAAAACCAATTTCCGTAGAGAAGTTTTTGTCTGACCCTTATTATATTGGTAAAAGTTTTGCTAAGACTTTATATGATAAATGGAAAGAAACTATATGCACAGTGATAAATAATAAAAAAACCGAATTAATATTAACCGGATCAATCGGAAGCGGGAAGACGTCTTGTGCAGTAGCTCTTAATATGTACAAATTATATGAATTACTGTGCATGAGAAACCCGGTAGATTATTATAATGCGACAAACTTAGTCTTTGGCTTTTTTTCTGTAAACTTAGACTTAGCGCATAAAGTAGGGCACCAAGCATTAACTACCAGAATGTTAGACTCGGAGTATTTTAGGGACAGAACTGGCGTAGATTTAGAAGAATTTTCTAGGAAATCAATAAAAGATATATTAGTCTTACCCAAAGGTATTAAATTTATTTTTGGGTCTAGATCCGGGCACGTCCTTGGAACTGACGTAATAGGTGCCTTTATGGATGAAGTAGCCTTTTCTAGTTCGGTGGACTCTAAACAAATAATAGATCTTTATTCAGGGGTTAAATTTCGTTTAGAAACTAGATTTATGGATGAATTTGGGCATCTTCCGGGGACTCTTTGCGTAACAGGGGATACTAGGATTAAACTATTAAATGGTAATAATCCTACTATAAAAGAACTCGCTGATAATAATCATAAAAATAGTTTTTGGGTTTATTCTTATGACACAAAAAATAAAGTAATGGTTCCAGGTAAAGCACATTCACCAAGACTCACTAGAATTAAAACTAATATTGTTAAAGTACTATTAGATAACGGTAAATCAATAAGATGTACGGAAGACCACCCGTTTTTAACAAAATCTGGTAATTATGTATGCGCGGGGGACCTTGTTGAAGGAGAAAGGTTAGAACCACTTTACTGGCAGGAATTAAAGGACGGATATGAAAATATTTTAGGCCCTTACCCAAAAGGCAGAATACCCACTCATAGACTAGTGGCAAGGAATATTTATGGAACTTGGCCTACACATGGATACGTAGTTCACCACAAAAATTTTAACAAGAAAGATAATAATCCAGACAATTTAATTTTAATGGAGGCTAGGGAACATCAAAGATACCACAGAACTATAAGTAAACCAAGTAAAGAAACTATAATTAAATTTATAGAAGGGAAAAACAAATTTTGGGCATCCGAAAGGGGTAAGGAGTTAAGAATAGAATTAGGAAAGGTGGGGGGTAAAAAAAATTGGATTAAGAATTTTGGGGGGCATATAAACGACCTAAAAAATGGGGTTGTAAAACCAGTTTTTTACCGTGTCTGTTGTATCAA